CAACCTGTTTTCCTCTAGGTAAACCTGGGACCTGGCCTCCTTCGTTAAAGCCCATACCTAATATAGCGTCAAAGAATGAGTTTGATCCTCTACCTTTTTCTATGTAGTCTTTAAGATCATTTGCGTGTTCTTTTTCTGCGTCTGGGTTTTCGGAGAAAAATCTTAAAATTTTCATAGTGTCTCCACTAGATACAAAACTGTCTCCCAATCTATCCCTTCTTTCTACATCAGCATTCTTAACAGTCTCAGGATTTTCTTCTGTTTCGATAGCTGGTCTTATTTGAGGGAAACTTGTGGCATCGCTTCCTTCCATAAGAGATTTAATTTTTTCAGTTGGTCTTACCTGCTTGCCAACTGGGCTCGGAATACTACCAAATATTTCCATTAATGTTTCTAGTCCAGCAAATTCACCAGTGTTCGCTGTCATGCGTTTTTCTTTTGTTTGAGTTTTTTTTGACATTTCTTCTATCATGTCGTCTAATTCTATAATCTCATCATCGTCTAATAATTCTAATTTTTTCTTAAAATATTTTTCTGCAAGATTTTCTCTCATGGTGTTTAATTCATCAGCTGGATCTGGAGCGGACGCCAACCTAACTTCACCACCCTCCTCGTATCCTGCACCGTCGGCCATTCTCTCTGCCTCTTCTTGCGAGAACCCTGCTCTCAAAACGTAGTCTATATATATTTTTCTCTCTTTTCTTTTGTCAGCAGCTGATGCTATTTGACCTTGTCGTTCTTGTTCTTCTAAATCTATTGCTTCTTCTGCTGCAGCTTTTGCTGTGTAAGGTAAACCAAATGCAGTTGCTCCCTTTAAAAAACCTTCCGGTCCTCTGTCGTATTGAAGTCTACCTGTTGCTGGATTTAATGAAGTGCTACCTGTATATTCTTTTGCTGTCATTAAAGCTCTGTCAAAAAAACCTGCGTTTTTCATTGCAGCATCGTAAGCTTCTGTGCCGGGTGTAAATGTAACTGGAGCTTGAAACGTAGGTGCATCTGGTAAAATGGTATCCATACCAGGTCTTTGATCAAAGGTTGGTTTTTTTACTGGACCACTAATTTGTTCAGTTCCTGTAAAATCTTTTGGCACTCTAGCTCCTTGAATGCCACCAATACCTGCTGATAGTAATGTGCTCATTGGATCTATTTTACCTGATCCTGTTAATGCTTGTGTAAGGGCACTAGTTGTACCCGCACCTAGAAACCCTGCTGCAGCTGGACCCAACGCTGAGAACATACCGCCAACAGCTGGTCCAAGAAAAGCAGATGCTACTACTGGTAAGATCGGTTTTAACTCGTTGGGAACTACTTTATTTATAACGTTTCTTACAGGTTTTAGTAAACCGCCTAAAAAATATCCTTTTCGTTCTGCTAAGTTTTCAATACCGTATTGCATTATTTGCTAATCCTATAGTTAGTGTGAGTGTGCAAGTGAGCCATGCTTGAAATAAGCTCTTTGTTTTTTCTTAATTTACCGCTTTTTACCATAAAACGCAACTACGATTCCGAGCCTATATCAGGCATTTTAGCGACCTTTATATAAACACTTCTAGAGATGTCCTCTCTTTTTGTGTCTGTATCAGGGTTATCGACATCAGCGTCGCCCTCTGCATCAGAGTCATACTCTTTGCCTGTCTTTAAGTTTTTTAATACAACGGTAGTATCAACCTTTATCTGAGCTATTTTCTTATCGCCCTCGTATAAGTATGCTACTGAACCTGGTTCTTCAAAAGCCATGTTTCCTCCTAGTCTCTTGTTATTTCTAATACAGATAACACCACATGTAAATCATTGGCATTCTCTGCTTGCACTTTAATTACCTCAGACTCCTCCGCGACTAAAGGTTGAGTCAAAAGCTCGGTCGTTGTTTTAGCAGCTATGTCTTTCTGCTTAAACAAACTAAATATTGTGCCACCTGAGTTTACCAGTGTGACCGTAATCTCGCACGCATTACTAGCATCATCGTTTGATACCAATATAGATTTTATAAGACCTGTTGTTTCCGCAGGCACTGTATATAAAACCGTTAGGTTAGTTGTTGTAAGGTCAACTTTTTTATTTAAAAAATTATTGGCCATAGAACCATATAAACCTTTCTAGTTCATCTTTTAAGTCTTGTTGAAAAGATGAGTTTAATTGTTCAACGATAGAACTGGTTGATCTGTTAATTTGTCTTTGGTTTGACTGATCATATTCACTTGCTGGTTCTGTTACTCTTACTACTATCTTAGCCACCTCTTGCTCCATCTGGTTTTACATCAAGCATAAAAGTTCCGTAACGCCATGCCTCGTTTGCGTTTGCATTTGCTATCTTTACGTTTACATAACGACCACGTGCACGTGTGTCTATTTTTGTTGTTGATGATGTTATAGAAAAAGGTGTGGTTTCTGATGCAGTATCAGAACTAGTTGGAAAGTCTTTTATATTTACGGTAACATCAGCTGTGCCCTGTATATTTTTAAAGTCAGGTATAAACCTGCTAACAGATAAAAAGTTATCACCTGAGGATGCTTCGCTCTGTATATCAAAATCATAAGATTGTATAAATGATGTTACGGCTGTAACAGTGCCGTCTTCGTTTGTTTGATCAGTGCCTATTTCATGTTCAAAATATTTTGTTTGTCCAAGACCACTCTGACCAAGTATCACAGGAAAAGTGCCAGTGCCACTGGTGTCAAATTTAGTAGCGTACGGTTTTTGATAAATACCGGAATCAATCCAAGAAGATCTTGACTCTGTTGATAATGACCATATGCCTCCAGGCACTTGTGCAGACTCTGCATAATTATATAAAACACCTTTGTTGTTAAAGTCACTATCTGCTGGATACCACCAAACTATTTCAGAAAATAAATTGTTTAGCCCTGCATAAACTTGTTGACCTTTAGTATTATCAAAGTTGTCAAATACTTCATCTTCTACAGAACAAGGCAACGTTTTAACCGTACCGTCAAATGCAAAGAAACCTTTTGTACTCATCCAGTAAGCAACTCCATCAACTTCAATAGCAGCATTCTTACCAACCAATCCACAGTTTGTACCCACTTGTTCAAATCCAAACACAAAAGGTGATCCTACAAATTTCATGATGTACACAGCGTTGTCAGTAAATACTAAAATGTTTTCTTTTGCTTTTAGTGCTCCAACAATCTTTGTGCCATCCTGTAATCTTTGTGTACCAGCTGTGTTGGTAGACGTTGGTGTAAATGTGTTGATGTCTTCTTGTGATGAGAAACGTATAAACATATCATCTTGTGTACTAGAGGTGCCAATAGTTGTCTCTGTACCAAAGTGTATTAAGTGTCTAGTTGTTGGTGATATAAGTGTAAGTCTAGATGCTGTTGGGTTGTTACCTGTTGCAAAGCCACTTGTAGTTTTTGATGCTCTAACTTCTAGTCTTTGAGCAGCGGCAGCGTTCCATGTAAATGTTTCTCCATTACCAACAGTTGCAACCAATACCTCACCAAAATTATCTAGTGACCATAGTCCTGGTTCTAATGTTGTTTGGTTTGCGGGGAGAGCTGTGCCCCATCCACTAAAGTCTGTTGCGTCTGTTACAGTGGCGCCATTAGCGTGAGAGGCAGCCGATGTACCAAGAGCACCTCTTGTAAGTCCTGTTAAATCATTAGTAGACTTACCTGTAAATGTTATTAATTCTGTGCCTATAGCTATTGTGCCAGAACTTGGAAAAGAAGTACCACTTGTCAATGTTAAAGTTGTATCGCTATTACTAAACGTGCCACCCTCGTTAATAGTAGATGTAGCTGCCGTTGATAAGTTTCCGCCCCATGGGCCAACACCCCAGCCATAACCATATGTTTGTTTTTGTGGACCAATCTTTGCATAAAACTCAACAGTCATTGATCCGCCTGTTGATACAGTTGCGTCTGCAGCCGCTGCAGCTAAAGTTGTTTTGTTAGTTGATTGAATAGTAAACGTTGTAGAACTTGGAACAGTCACAACCATGAAAGACTGATCCTCAAAGTTTGATGCACTTAATCCAGTGCCACTAGGCAAGGTTACTGAGTCAAGTAAAATAATATCTTCAGCAGCTAAACCATGTGCTGATCCAGTTGTAATTGTTACAGAGCTTGACTCATCAGTTGTTGCAAGTGTGCAACTAGTTTGTTGTCTTGCTGAATCAAATGGAGATATATCAAATAGCTGTCCTTCAAAGTATAAAAGTAAAAACTTGTCTGTGCCAAGAGCAATGTATCTATTACCATCTTTGTCTAAGAAAGGGTGTTGTGCTCTGACCACACCGACTATGCTTTTATCAATAACAGATGCCCAACCACCAACTTTTTCTGGTAGTCCATATCTAAAACGTACGTTGTCACTGTCAATCCAACGACGCTCTGCACCTTTGGTTGTGTTTTGTTTATCTATTCCTGGTATGATATCTAAATTGATAAGAGCCATGTAAACCTCTTACGTTCCAGCAAAGTGCTTCTTTACCCAACCCTTTGTTGAATTTGCATATACTAGTGTAAAACTTTGTCCGTTTGTACTAACAGTTAAATCACTAGCGACACCTTGAATAGGCTGACTGTTTCTACCAATTGTTAAATTATTAGAGTTAAAACTTAATTTACCATCTAAGAAATGCACTTCATTACCAACAGCAGGACTCGGCCTGATCGTGACTGGGAAAC